CGCTCTGCGGCTGCGGGCACACGCGCCGCTGGCACGGCGACAAGGGCCGCGGGCGCTGCGAGGGACCGCAATGCGCCTGTCCGATCTTCACGGAGTACGTCAGGTTGCCGACCGGGCCGGTGCATCTGCCCGACGTGATCGCCCGGATGCTCGAGCTCGAGCAGGCGATCCCGCAGTCGGACGAGCGCGACGAGGTACCCGTGGCCGACGTGATCGCCGCGCTCTGCTGCATCGAGCCCGGCGACGAGCTCGAGACGACCCTCGAGCTGCAGATGCGCCGCGCGCTGACGCTCGCCCGCGAGCACTACGCGCCGCTGGTCGGTGATGACGAGGCGACGGTCACGTGTGGGATCGGCTTCCTGCAGGGCGTCACCTTCGCGCGCGCGGTGGCGGACGTGCGCGACGACGAGAGCTGACGTCTCCGCCGCGAGCTACGCTGCGCGCGTGGCGAAGATCCTCGAGCGAAAGGTCATCCGATGGCTGACGGCGTAGTGGTCGTGGCGGGGATCTTCCCGCCGGGAAGCGTGGTGGTGCTGACGAAGATGGAGGGCGATTACGTGTTGCGCCCGGAAGGCGGCGAAGAGGTCGCGCGCCGGCTCGTGGACGACAACGGCAACGTCGGCTTCGACTCACTCGAGGTAGGCGAGCGCTACTTCGCCTCCGGGTACGTGGGGGGCTATCCCGTGGACGTGCGCTGTCACGGCGTCGATGCAGAGGCGCCCGACCATGAACTTGCGCAGGCGCCCGTGCAGCCGGAGACGCCGAAAATCGGCACGCAGGAAGCGGTCGTGCCGCCGGTGCCGCCGGAGGCGCCGGACGAAGCGCTTGAGGTAGGCGTGGCGGCGGCCGCCGAGGCGGCGCTGCCGCCGCCACCGCCGCCGCCTGAGCCTGCGCCAGCGGCCGGAGAGGCACCGGCGCAGACCGAACAGACGCCGCCGGAACAGCCGCCGGCAGAGGGCCAGCCAGGACCGGAAGCCGCGGAGCCGGCGGCGTCTGCCGCAGAGCCCGCGGCCGCCGAAGCGCCGGCAGAGGCACCCGCAGAAGCCGCGCCGGCCGAGGCGCCCCCCGCTGAGTCGCCGCCGGCGAGCTGAGCTCCCACATGCCGGCGCTGGCGGATCCTCGCACCGAGGCTCTGCGGCGACGGCTGCGCTACGACACGCCGTTTTGGGCCGGCGGCGTCACCCGTAACGCTGACGGCTCGGCCCGCTACCCGCGCCCGGGCGAGTTCCAGGGCTGCGTGAAAATCCTCTCCAAGCAGCGCAAGCTGATCCCGTGTGTGGCGTTTCCGTGGCAGCTCGCTCTGGACGACCTGCTCGAGCGCCAGCGTGCCGCCGGCAAGCCCATGCGGCTGATCATCTTGAAGGCCCGCAAGACGGGGATGAGCACGTGGGTGGCGATCAAGTTCCTGCAGCGCTTGACGCAGATCGAGTACCAGGCGGCGATCATCACCGCGCAGGACACGGCCACCGCTGGCGTGATCTTCGATATGGCGAAGCTGGCGCACGCGCATCTGCCCAAGGCCGACGAGCTCGGGCTCGGCTTCAACATTCGCCCGGCCGTGGTCGCCTCCAACTTCTCGCCCAACGGGCGCAAGTTCCTGCAGTTCGGAGAGCCAAGCCGTGTGCTGCGCATGGAAGGGCGCACCGGCGAATCAATGCTCGAGATCGACACGGCGATGAGCCCGGAGGCGGGCCGTGGCTACACGCCGTCGATGCTGCATCTGTCGGAGGTCGGCCGCTGGCAGGGCCAGCTCGCCACGAGAAAGATGCTGGCGCAGCTCAACGCCGTGCCGTACGAGCCGGAGACGATCATCGTGCTCGAGTCCACGGCAAACGGGCTCAACCACTTTCACCGGCGGTGGATCAACGCCCGCGACGGCGCCAACGACCCGGACACCGCCGAGACGTATGCCGCGCTGTTTGTGCCGTGGTGGCGCGACCCGGGCTGCACGCTGCGCTTCGACAACGAGGACGCGCGCAAGCGGTTCGTGGAGACGATCGGAGACGAGCGCAAGCTGGGCGAAGTCGCCGCCGACGAGCCCTCGCTGCAGGAGCTCTACTCGCTCTCTCCGGAGCAGCTCCATTGGCGACGGATGATGATTCGCACGCAGCACGAGAACAACGTCCAGCTCTTCAAGCAGGAGAACCCGGCGAGCGATGACGAGGCTTTCATCGGCTCAGGGCGAACCGTGTTCTCGGGCGTGCTGATCACGCGCGCCATACAGGCCGCGGAAGAGTCGCCCGCCCCCGTGCGCGGCACGCTGCGCCCGGATGCGTGGGAGGAAAGGCGCAGCCGTGCCGGCACGATCAAGGTTCCCACGTCGGTCGTCTGGATCCCGGAGCCCGATATGCGCGCCGGCGAGCACACGCTGCAGGTGTGGGAGCACCCGCGCCCCGCCGGCGAGACGCCGGAGCTCCCCGAAGGCCCGACCGTGCCGACCGCTGGCTCGCCGGCCTATCTGCTCGAGGCGCACGCCCGCCGGCAGGCCGAAGAGGATCAATTGCTCGCGCAACAGCCGGCCGGCGCGGGCGCGTACGTGATCGGTGTGGACGTCGCCCAGGGCGAAGCCAACACGTTCAGCACGGGCGACTTCTCCGTGGCGCAGGTTTACGACCATCACAGTCACGACCAAGTAGCCATCTACGAGAGCCGCGCCGACATTCACGAGCTGCCGCTGTGGCTGCTCTTGATCGCGCTCTACTACAACACGGCCACGCTCGCGATCGAGGCCAACGGCCCGGGGATCGCGGTCGTGGACCCGCTCACCAAGGACTACCGCTACCGGCGCATGTACCGGCGCAAGCGCATCGACCGCATCCGCAACATCGAAACCGATCATCCGGGCTGGGACACGAACAGCGTCACGAAGCCGGCGATGGAGAGCACGCTCGGCGCCGCGCTGCAGGACGGCACGCACGGCACGCACGACTTGGGCACCGCGCGCCAGCTCAGCACGTACGTCATCGACGAACGCGGCCGGCACGGCGCGCTCGAAGGCGAGTACGACGACCGGCTGATGGCGGCGATGATCGCGCATCAGGTAATGGAGCTCGTGCGCGCGCCGCGGAAGGGCAAACGCAAAGGCCCGCGCGTGCCGAACGATCCGATCACCGGATGGTGAGGCGTCGTTGCCCGCGCAACAAGAGCGGAGGCCTACGCCGTGGGCGCCGCTATGCTCCGCGGCCATGAACACGACTCCCACGCCCGCTCTCGGCCACATCGTCCTCTACCGCTCGCGCACCGGCGAGTACGACGTGCCCGCGGTGATCGCCGGCACGCAAGCCTCGCTGCATATCCCCAACGTGCAGGCCGGCTACGTGCCGCCGCTGAGCTCGCCGCGCCACGTGCACCTTGTCTGCCTGACGCCCGGCGCCCCGGGCAAGCGCGGCGAAGCCAAGGACTTCCGCGTTGTCTCCAAGTACCCGATCTCTGAGAACCTCGCGGGCACGTATCAGGAGTGGGATATTGGCGAGCACGTGGGCGACGGCGAGCCGGAGCCCGGAAGCTGGCGGTGGCCGCCCACGGCGTAGAGCTCGCGCAGCGGCGCTCCGGGCTGATCGTCCCGCCGGAGTACGCCGACCGCCGGCCCGCCTTCCGCTGCACCGTCTGCGGCGCCGAGTTTCCGAACGAGCAGCGCGGCACGTGGCAGCGCCACGTGGGCGAGTGCGCTCGAGCTCACGCGGCCGAGATCGACGCGATGCGCCCGTCGCAGCGCAACAAGGGCGGCCCGTTTGACCCGGAGAGCTGGGATCCGGAGGTAGAGGCGCACATGCGCCAAGTCGGGCGCACGATGCTGCGCGAGGGGCGCATGGAGGTCAAGCCCAACGAGCGCGCCGGCTTCTGAGCTACGCTGCGCGCGCCCTGACAACCCACAAATGTTCATGGGCGACAGCGGCGCCGGCGTATGTCCTCCATGCGCCGGTGCCAATACCGTCTCCCGCGCGCGCGAAGATGCGCTCGTGAGCGAAGGAAAGGGGAGCACGTGAGCATCCGGAGCTGGCAGGCCCAGCCGTCGCAACAGATCGAGCTCGACGGCAAGGTGTGGCCGGTCGTCTCGCAGGACGACTTGATCAAGGCGCTGCTCGACGGCGCGATCCTGCTCGACCGCGCCGGCGGCTGCCTGACCGTCGTGCTGCAGCGCAAGGCGACGCTCATGCCGAACGAAATGGTCACATGCGCCGCCGTCGTGCAATGGGCCGACCGCACCAACGCGAAGGCGCAGCCGGAGGCGCCGGGGCTCGAGGTAGTCGAGCCAATGCCAGCGCAGGAAGAGCCGCTCGAGGTCATGGAGCCCGACGAGGCCGACAGGCTCGCGGTCGCGCTCGCTGCCGAGGCCGAGGCGTCGGACAACGGCGCAGAGCCGGAGCTGCCGGACGTGGACGAAGCCGACGTACCGGAGCATCTGCGTGGCTGAAATCCGACAGGCCGTGGCCGGGCCGGGGATCCCGGAGCAGGAGCGCGACACCGTGAGCTCCACGATGGAGAAAGTCACGATGTTCAACGACTCCGTGGGGCGCGACTTCCGCGAACGGTGCCAGCGCTTTTACCGGCAGTATCGGGGCTTCCGGGCGTTCAAGGACGCGTGGACGAAGGCCGGCCCGAACGACCGCGACGAAATCCTCCACGACGCCAAGCAGACGTGGGGCGCGCATCTGCACATTCCGCTGTCGTTCCGCACCATCGAGTCGATCGTCCCGAAGGCGATCGCCAACGCGCCGAAAATGCTCGTGCTGCCGCGCGACGAACAATGGCGCAAGAACCTCGAAGCCATCCGGCTCCTGCTCGACCGCCAGCAGGATCAGATCAACATTGATCTCCCGTTCCAGGCCGTCATGCGCGCGGGCCGCATCTACGGGCTCGGCATCGGCAAGTCCTATTGGCGCAAGGAGGTCCGCAACCGCCGGCGCGTGCAGCGGCGCATGTTCCGCCCCGGCTATCAGGTCGGGCAGCTCGAAGCGGAGGTTACGTTCGACGATCCCATGTTCGAGGACGTCGATCCGTTCGACTTCATGTGGGATCCGTACGGCTCGAACCTCGAAACGTGCGAGTGGATCACGCACCGCATTTGGATGAGCACCGAGGCCGTCATGGACCGCCTGCAGGAAGGCGTCTGGAACACGGAAAGCGCCAAGACGCTCGACGCCGAGGGCGTGCGCTCGCTCGGGGGCGCCGGCCAGCTCTACGACGAAATCTGGACCGACCGGCTCGAAGTCTCGGGCTTCCGGAGCTGGACGAAGCTGGGCCGCGGCGAACAGCCGCACGAGCTGCTCGAGTGGCACGACGGCGAACGCGTGCAGACGATCCTCGACCGGCAGATTCTCGTGCAGGAAGCCGAGAATCCGTGCTGCGGCTACATGCCGTTCCAGATCTACCGCCCGACGCCGATCAACAAGCAGATGGTGGGCATAGGCGATCTCGAGCCGCTCGAGCATCTGCAGCGCGAGCTCGACACGCTGCGCTCGCAGCGCCGCGACGCGGCCACGCTCGCGCTCTGCGCCAGCTACGTGTTCGACGATCAGATGATCGACGAAGAGGATCTCGTGTTCGGGCCGGGCACGGCGATGCGCGCCAACGGCGACCCGACGCGAGCTCTGTACCCGATCCCGCGCCAGGAAGTCCCGGGCTCCGGCTACCAAGAGGAGTCCGTCATCCGCCAGGACATTGAAGCCGTCTCGGGAATCGCGGACGCGCTCGACCCGCGCACCGGCTCCAACACCACCACGGCGACCGAGGCCCAGCTCGTGCAGGCGTCGCTCGGCGCCCGGATCACGCTGTCCTCGCGCCGCTTCGAGCTCGAAGTCGTGCAGGAAGCCGCCCGCTGCTTCCTGCTGCTCGACCAGCGCATGATCACCGAGAACCGCCCCGCGCTGCAGATCCCCGAAGAAGGCGTGACAGAGGACGAGGCGTGGGAGACGGGCGCGTGGAAGCAGTACCCGATCGGCCCGGGCGAGCTCATGGGGGAATACGAGATCAAGACCGAAGGCGGCTCGATGGCCGCCAAAAACATTCCGCAGGACCGCGCCGACGCCCAGCTCCTGATGAACCTCTTTGGGCATAGCTGGTACGTCAATCCGACGAAGCCGCTCGAACGCGCGCTCGAACTGTGCGGGATCAAGCACCCGAAGGGCTGGATGAAGGCGCAGGAACCGCCGATCCCGGCGATGGCGCTGTCGTTCCTCAAGCTGGCGGGGGTCGATCCGAACCTGATAGAGCAGGCCGTAATGAAGGCGCGCACGGTGAGCTCGCCGCAGGAAGGCCCGGCGCAGGCCGAAGTGACGGCGATGATGGGCGGCGCCGCCGCCGCGCCGGGCTTGGGCACCGCCTCGCCTAACGGCGGCGTCGCGCCGGCGCCGGGGATGCGATGAGCTACCAGCCGCCGCAGGAACCCGAAACGACGCCGACCGGCGCTCCGACCGGCGTGCAGCCGACGCCGCCGACGCCGCTGCTCGACGCGCTCATCGCGCGCAACCTCGCGAGCGTGCCGGCGCAGCTCGCAAACTCCGCGACGCCGCTCGAAGGCTACCCGCAGCTTCCCAACCCGGACCCGAACAGCGGGCCGCCGCTGTACGGCGAACCGCCCGGCGAGGGCTATCTCTACGCGCACGACCCGCAGACGCGCCAGGAGGCGATGGTCACGACCACGCCGGAGATCGTCCGCGATATGTGCCTGCGGGCGATGGAAACCGCGGCTCAGAACGCGCTCCTGCCTTTCTCGGAAACGGACGTCGAGAAGCAGGGCCGCGCCGCGCTCGCGTTCGCGCAGGCGTACCTGCTGATCGACCCGACCGTAGATTCAGAAGGCGTGAACGTGGCCCACAAGGCCGCGGTCGGGGCGATGGCTCAGATGGCGCAGAGCTCTGCGCAGCCGGCGCCTGGCGCGAGCGCCAACGCGAAAGCCGGCGCCGCGAAGCCGCAGGCCGGCGGCTCAAGCGTCGTCAAAAAAGGCCCGACCGTGGGCGGCCACGCAGAGCCGCCGCACGTGATCACGAGCAAGGCCGGGCAGATGCTCTCAGAAATGCACCAGAACGCGGAAGCGGTCCTCAAAGGCGCCCGCGGCTCGCTGCCGCGGCCACGACCACGCGTAAATGCCTGACGTCCGCCTGCAGGCGAGCTCGAGGCGGACTCAGCCGTACAGAAGCACGCTCGACCGCGGCCCGTCGCCCGTGCTGGCGAAGATGCAGGCCGGTCGCATCGCCGGTGCCGCGATGGGCAAGCAGAGCTCGTCGAGCGCGCCGCGTCACCCGCACTTTCCGCACGGTCTGCGGGGCGTGCAGATCCCACGCGCCTAGATCCGCCGGGCCGCGGGCGTAACATGCGCGCCAGATGGCAACGCCAGCGCTAAAGCGACACGTGAGCGACCTGTGGCCGGAGCTCGAGCACTTGTTCGAGGCCGGCGAGCACGTCGCCCACGTACGTCGCGAGTTGGGCTGGGGGCACGTGTGCGCGCTGATCGACGCCGAGATTGCCGCGGTGCAGTCCGGGCTCGACGAGGGCGCGCACCGCTTTAGCCACCACGAGCTCACGTGGGCGCACGGGCGCCTGAGCGGGCTCAAAGCGCTGCGGGGCGCGGCCGACGCGATCGTTGAAGTCGCCTCGAGGCGCAAGCAGGAACAGGCAGAGAAGCACGAACGCGCCGACTTAGCGGCGCAGGAGGCTTAGCCGATGGAGGCAAGCGCAGCGCAAGGCCCAGCGGCACCCGGCGGCGACGCCGGCGAGGCGCAGCAGGGCCAAGAGCAGCAGGGGCAGCAGCCGGATTTCGCTGCGATGCAGCAGCAGCTCGCGGAGCTCGGGCCGTCGCTCGAGCAGATGCGGGGGATGCTGAGCGAGCAGCAGGAACAGCAGGCGGCGTGGGCTGAGCAGCAGCAGGGCTACGAGGGCGATCCCTCCCAGCAGCAGCAGCAGCCGCAGGAGGCCGACCTGTCGTTCATGGATCCGGACTCCCCGCAGTACAACCCGCAGCAGGCGGCGATGGCGCTCGCGCAGCTCATGGAGTCGCAGTCTCAGCAGCAAGTGCAGGCAGCGGTCGAGCCGCTGCAGGAGCAGATCGCGACGATGGAAGCCGCGCGCCAGGCCGACCTACTGGCCGGCGAGTTCCCGGAGCTGCAGGATCCGGAGATTGCGCAGAACGTGATTGATGTAAGTCGCCAGTACGCGCAGATGCTCGGGCAGCCGGAGCTCGGGGATAACCCGCAATTCTGGCGGATGGCATACATGGCAGGACGGGCGGCCGATGCTGCTAACGCTGAGCAGCAGGAGCAACCCGCAGCAGCAACGCTTGAGGGTGCCGGCGGGGCGAGTCCCGGCGCAGCCGATCAACGCGAGCAATTGGTGCAGGGGATCTTGAACGCTGATGGCGCCGGCCGGTCCGTGCTCCCGTTCTAGTCACCCGCCCTTTCACACATAGACATACGAAAGGCAGGTGAAGTCTCATGGCGACCGTTACGGGCGCGATGGCGACAACGACTGTCCTCTCGAATCAGCTCGCCATTGACATAGGCAATGAGATCTCGCTTCTCGAGCCCGATGTTCAACCGCTCGCTGTATTCTCGAGGGCGGCGAATAAGGAAAAAACCGTCGCCACCAAGTTCAAGTGGCTAGAGGATGAAGCCAAGGCGCGGTTCGACACGACGACGGCCGCGGTCACGGCGGAAGCCACGACGGTGCCCGCCGCCAACGGCATCTACTACCAGCAATGGGATCAGGTGCTCAACACCCGCACCGGCGAGCAATTCCGCATCGAATCCGTGGCGGCGAACAACCTCACGGTGGCGCGCGGCATCGGCTCCACGGCCACGGCCATGAACAGCGGCGACGAGCTGATGATCATTGGCACGGCCCAGCCGGAGGGCGACACGTCGAAGCAGGCGCGCGCAAAGAACCCTTCCCTCGTGGAAAACTTCACGCAGATCTTCCGGACGCCGTTCATGGTCACGGGCACTCTGCAGGCGGTGTCGTTCATGGTCAAACCGTCTGAGTGGAATCGGCTCGCGCGCAACGCCGGCATAGAGCACGCAAAGGACATTGAGTACTCGTTCGTGCTCGGGCGCAAGTCCGCCACGACGCCGGCCACCTACGAGGACCGGACGACCGGCGGCGTGCTGTCGTTCATTACCTCGAATCAGACGGACGCCGGCGGAGTGCTCTCAGAAGCCGAGTTCAACGCCGCGATGCTGCAGGCGATGCGCTACGGCTCGAGCTCGAAGCTGGCGATGGGCTCCGGCGTGGGCGTCTCGGC